GACATCAGGTCACCAAGCAGGTTGGACAGCCTACGTCAATGATGGGGTGCGTAACCGACGGGTCTTCTTCGGTTTGCATGACAACGATGTGTGGGGGCTGTCTGCATCTTCTAGCTCCACAGTTGGACCATTCGTTATTGAGGAAGCAGGGGAAACATACCTCCAAGCTACACTGAACGCAGCGGTGGAACTGTATTGGAACAACATAGTCTCCTTCCGTACCTCTGACAACTCAGCTAACCGTATCAACACAGGTGCTGAGGTACAGGACTTTGATGGTATCTTCCGCAACGCGGGCTTTAATGAGATCCCCCCGGAAACTGTGGCTGCCGACATAACCTTTGACGCCGCAGACTTTGGACAGATGAAGGTACACGACGAGGCAACCCCTCGTAGCTGGACAATTAACCAGCTCACTAACGTAGCTCTGGGTGGAGCTATCGGCATCACCAATATCAACGGCACCGGAACTATTACTATCATCACCGGGGCCGGAGTAGCTATTGAGTACTGGGATGGAAGTGCCTACGTGAATACTACGGGCGACCCCATCCTCGGGGCTGGCAGGTTCATCCTTTACAAACGTGCTGATATTGAGTACGTTCTGGACGGTCCAGGCATTACGATATGAGTGGTATGCTCCAAGCAATCGCTGGGGGTGCGGCTATTCAAGGCATCACGTACAAGATGGATGACTTTTCTATCAACAGTACGTCGCCGGAAGGCCAAACCAGTGATGCAGATATCCTATACCAGACAGACGGTGTCGTACAAGAGCGCCGTGACCTAGCAGTAGGCGGAACTCAAACTACAGTTTCTGAAGCGTCACCGTGGTCGGATGATCCAAGCGAAACTGGTGTCGGCTGGTGGGTACGAGTTGTATCACACGACACTGGTGTAAATCGCTACTACACAGGGGGTGGAGGTCCAGCCATCGGTACGTGGGTTCAGATTTCAACTGAGAATCCAGCCATACTTGAGTGGCGCGACGGTGACACCAGCGGACCATACTCTGGTGTATCAACATACACACTGGCATTGTCAGACGATGGGGGTTCTACCACATTTGATACATGCACAGCCACGATAACATTGGCCAACGAGGGACCATGAGCACAGTAAAAGAAAGAGGAATTCGCATAGGCATCAACCAGTTGGTGACCTACGCGACTCTCACTCCTATTCTCTGGTTTGTCGCCCAGCCTCTGCTTATTGATGCTATGGCAGAGGATATCAAACAGATTGTAGCTCAACAAAACGAACCTATACAGGACGCATTTGCTGTGCTATTATTGAGGGACATAAATGCACTAAAGCGAAGCATAGCAGCAGATGAGTTCCGGCAAGGGGAGGAGGATTGGACCGCACAAGACTCTATCGACCTTGCAAGCAAGAAGATCGAGCTCCAGGCGCTCCAAGAGGCGCTTGGAAAATTACAACAAGGAGAATGAAATGAACCAACCGGCTCAGCCGTTACAAGAACCAACCACCCATCAAAAGATGGCCGCATCAGTCCACGCAGTCTTCGCCGCAGGGCAAGGGATCCAAATATCCTCAGCTCAGGCAGAGCAGGTCGTGGAAATGAAACTCTGGCTTGCTGCCATTGCGAACGGTCAACTTCAAATTGTTGACATGAACGCACCGCAGACGCCAGCCCCTCCTCCACTTACACCGGACCCCGCTGCTGATGGAGCTGATCCTAACTAGATTCTCCGGGGGAGAGGAGGCCACACTCGGCCTCCTCTTCGTTAACAGTAAGTTCTTCTGCTACACGCTGGAGGACCAGTTCAATGAGCCGAAAGTACCGGGGGAGACTCGCATACCTCCGGGGCGCTACAAGGTAGAGCTTCGTAACGAGGGCAAGATGACCCTCCGCTATGCGAAACGGTTTGACTTCCACCAAGGAATGCTCTGGCTACGGGAAGTCCCTAACTTTCAATTCATCTACATCCACACTGGCAACAATGATGATCACAGTGAGGGGTGTATCTTAGTAGGCGATGGACAAGTCACAAATACAGTAGAACGAGGCACTGTCACATCATCTGTTTCAGCGTACAGGCGGCTCTACGAGAGCATCCTCGGTGCATTATCGCAAGAGGAAGTCTGGATAACAGTTGAGGATGTTCCACATGGGGCTTCTATCTAAAATATTCGGTGGCGGCGATGCCATCGCAGGCGTGACCGCTGTCGGCAACATTGTTGACAACCTATTCACGAGCAAGGACGAAAAGCTAACGCACCAAGAAGTGCGGATGCGAATTGCTCAACAGCCGGACATGATGCAGGGGGAGCTCAATAAAATTGAGGCCCAGCACAGGTCAGTCTTCGTGGCAGGCTGGAGGCCCTGGATCGGCTGGGTCTGTGGAATGGGAGTGCTCAACATGGTGCTCATCAACCCATGGATACAATGGATCACGGGGCAGGCTGGACCAGAGCTTCCTCACCAAACCATCATGCAGTTGACGCTCGGAATGCTCGGGTTGCTGGGCACGATGCGTACCGTTGAGAAAGTCAAAGGTAAAGCGAAGTAACGGACTGAGAGGTTCCCTTTGGCAAGTGCTTGCTCCCAAAGGCTTGTGGAGTACGTACGACTGGCTCCCTCAAGACCCTTCCCTTCCCAGCCCTAAGATACTTATAGGGCGTCAGTATTAGTAAGGACTGGGCTGACTTTCACAGCCTGTAGAGATACCCCTAGCAGTCCTTTATTGTTGAACGGTGGTGCCTGACTCCGTCCGTCCCCAGAGCTAACTAATTACCCATTGGACACCTCGGGCTGGTGTTAGTCGCGATCCTGGTCCACATAGTCACGAGTAGGCTCCGCTGGATCTATTACAAGCCCGCAGTCCACGCAACGCTGAAGCCCATTGTCTTGCTCGTTTACCACAAGATGCTTACACGGTTCTAATCGTGGGTTCGGTGGGGGCCAGTCAGGTTTACTTTCTGCATGGCGACGGCAATACTCAGCTATATTTATGTCTGGTCCGTAGCCTGCCGCAACATCCTCGTCGTGTTTGACGCATTCAATGTACTTTTCAAGGTGGTGCTTCGCCTTTTCCAAGTCATCGAGGAGGGGACGGCCACCCGGACCCTTCTTCCGCCAGATATACTTTGATATGCAATACTGAAACTGATTAAAAGCAAAGGTCCAAGCAACGTCCCAATGCTCAAGGTCAGTACCACAATGAGGGCAGGGAGCCGCGCTGTCTTTGTAGTGCGACCCCCCGACTTGCCTTTCATTCGCGGTTACCATAGCAGGAACTTGGCTGCCTCCAATACTACGAGCAGCCAAACTCCTGTCCTGATATGGCTCACGCCACGGTACATATCGCCCAGGAAATCGCCCATCTCCATCTCATCGCTGTAGCCTTCCATTAACTTTTCCTTATTCATAACTTATTCCTTGTAGTTAGGGTGCATTTATATAATAACACCCTGACCAGTCCGGAGCTAATTCATTTTGTTCCGTTGTTGACGCCGGTACTCCCAATCTTCGCAGCAACGGTGCCAGTCCAAAGCTATGATCTCATTGATCCAATGCGCCCTGTTTTTCTTGTCAATCCATGCCATCTTAACGGGGTAAGCGACATTATTCATCCACTCACACTTAAACTGCTCCGCCCCGTCCACAAAATTCATACAGTCAGTAACGAAGTCCACGTGGGTCTCATCGCCAGCCAGTAGAGGGAATAACTCCTCACATCTAAGGTCCCCCTTGTATATGTCTATGTCCAGGGTCGTATTGTAAATCTCCTCAAACCGGGGGAGGCTGGTGTAGATGTGGAGATTATTGGTGAATACATGATACATCCCCACCTTCAAATTAGCAGACAAAGCGATGAGCTCCTGAAGCATGGTCATGTGTACTACATTCGTGCCTAGCATCCCCCAGACAAAGTCATTGCTTCGGTTACACACCGTCATATTCAAGCTGTCGGTTTCGTCTACTCTAAAGTAAATGTGAGTGTTACACGGTCGGTCGCTGGATCGTGCGCCAGCTCCATCGT